CGAATACTACGAGTGCCTTATTGACTGTGAAGACGACCAACATGTTTGTAAACGTATATGTAAGGAGGTTTTAATTTAAAACAAGTACACGTTTAAAGTAAAAGGAACATGAACAAATTTCAACATCCACCTTAAGTAAATTGTATAGTAAACCCTAACCCTATTGACATTTTGTTGATAGGGTTTTATAATGGTTGAAATTATTGCTTCCAAATGTTATGACGAAACGAAATGAGAATGAAATTATAGCAGCACTTACACATATGACTGTTAGTGGATTGAAGGGAACAATAAATCATTATACTACCTATGATAGTAAAGGAACAACAAGTAAGAAGATTGTAATAGAATATAATGTAGAGAACAATAAGAGGGAAACAGCATAAATACTTAGTTAAGATATTCTAAGTAATCCTAATTAATGAAGGACAAGAAAGCAGCAAAAAAATTATTAAAAAGAGCAAAGAAGCATCCTGAATGGTATTCTGAAGAAGATATAAAGTATGCTAAAAGAGTCAGGAAACGTATTAAACATGAAGAACAACAGTCTGAAAGTAAATCAAAATAAAGATGGATCATTCACATTAGAATGGGATAAACAAGATCCTAACTGGAAATGGTTAAATGAGTTGACATCTAAAGAAATACAAGTTATTATCGAACAAGCAATCAAGTATGACCAGAATGACAGAAAAATCAGAGTATAACTACTCTCTAATACATCTTCAAGAATCATTGAGAGAAGTTATGGAAGGTGAATATACACCGCAAGAAATATATGAGGTTATAATTGACAATGTTAAAGATAACATGAGATATTATAAGGCATGTTATAATGATAGTGTAAAACTTCTTGCCTTGTTGAGAGGTAATACTAACAGTAGTATTAAAGTGCACGATAACTTTGAAGAGATAACACCAGGAATTAAGGTAGAGAAGATTGATGGTATTAAAACTGAATACACAGTAAATGAATACTGGAATGGTGATGTTCCTGAACATGAATTTGAGAGATATTTACAGAAATATGGATATGAATATACACCAGAAGTTGATAAGACTAGATTTAAACTAGATTCACCATTATTACATGATACTGAAGAGGAAGATTGATGGCATTAACACAACAAGTTGAGTATTCTTTAAGAGAAGCACAAGAAGCACTACGCAATGCACTTGCATTTTCAGCAAGAAACGAGAAACCTTATGTTAGTAAACATATTGCCGATGTGCTAGCTAATATAGATAATATTATTGATGCTACTAGCATAATTGAAAAGTTAGAGAGTCGTGAAGAAGGGTTTGGAACATTCTTTAATACTGATGATGAAGATATATGATGGAAGTATAAAGACAGTATAAAGTTTATAGATAAAATATATAACTATGTTATAATATCAACACATACTTCTTAAAGCAATGATTAATTTAGACGAGAGATACCATTCTTACCTTAAAGGTGAGAAGAAATTAAGAATAGATGGTGTTGATGAACGTCTTTATGCTTATGGATGGCATTGTGATGGAAATGACATAAAAGGATACTATCTTACTACAGAAAACTATAAATTGTATTATAATATGAACGAACAATTTGTTAAAATGAAACCACTAAGAGAGGTAGCAAATGTCTGAAATTAAGCACGACTTAGAGCATGAAGTGTATCTTGATCCCAAAGATGGGAAAGAGCATGTTAATCATGGTATGCTGGAGTATAGTGAGGCAGATCTGAAAGATGTTCATGCTGACTATGACAAGTATCATGAAGGGGATGTGGTAGATAGTAATGATGGTAAGATCAATGATTACCATGAAAGGCATCAAGATCATGGGTTAGAGGTATATTGTGATAACCATCCTGACGCATTAGAGTGTAGAGTGTACGACGAGTAGGACAGTTTAATAGGTGTCACAAAGCCCCTTCACAGGGGTCTTTTTTTTGCTATAATATAAGAGTACAAAACAATCGGAGATTCACAATGTCTATCAGACAACAAGTGAAAGAGGTGATTGAAGGATGTACTGCTGGTCTACCTTTTCAGATCAAGTATTACACATTATTCAATCAATCAGTTAAAATTATTGATGACACATTATCAGAAGTTATCATTGCAGCATTAAACCAAACCTTCTGTGGAGGCACTGGTGGTGGTGGATGGGATACCGTAGATAATCGTGAAGGTAAGAATTCATCTCATGTTCAGTCTAAGTATTGTGCAGAATGTGGTAAGAAAGTTGTATTTTTTGCATCTGAATGTCCACACTGTCAAGGTAAACAATTCAAGGCAAATTTAAAGCAGAAAACTTGTAAGAAAACTAATCGTAGAGATGGTAGATGGGGAATCAATGCCAAATCACACTTTAAGCATTATGATGAGTTAAATGAGTATTGTTTAACATTAGTTGAACCACTCACAGATGATCCATCTTGTCGTGAGTTTAGAATTCGATATTGGGTTATTAATAAAGATTCTAAACACTTAAATGCTTATGCTCAAGCACAATTAGATAGTGATAAGTCTAATCACATTAACTTTCAACCATTAAAAGGTGACTTCTATTTAAGTGAACCAATTAAGAAGTTTGATGGCATCTTAACAGTTCATGCTGATAGAACAGAGTTTAATTATACTTATTTTGATCTTGATAATCAAACTCCTGAAGAGATACCAGCAAAGTTTAGTGGACTTAATTCACAGACTGTGTTAGAATCTAAGAACTTCAACAAAGAACGTGGAGAATGGGTAAGAAACTAAGATATAAGAACCAAGATTGCTTGGAGTTCTTATCATCTTTAGATGACAATACGGTGGATCTGATTTGTACAGACCCACCGTATTATCGTGTTGTTAATGATGAGTGGGATAATCAATGGTTTACTATAGATGAGTATTACAAATGGTGTGAACAATGGATTACTGAATTAGGTAGAGTTGCTAAGTGGAATTGTAGTTTTTGGTTATTTGGTTTCCCTCAACAACTATCTACATTATTACCAGTAATTCAAAAGGCAGGGTTTACATTCAGACAACAGATTGTTGTTAATAAAGGTATGCAAGCAGTAGCAGGTAGAACAAGTAATAAACTTAAAATGTATCCTACTGCCACAGAATCTATATTTTTCTTTCATTATGAGGCAAGAGATCATATTAGAGATTTGTTACAGTCGGAGCGTAAGAGATTAGGATGGAAGGGTAAAGACGTTAATGCACATCTAGGTAAAGCAATAACTGGTGGTGGTGTATTTGCTTGTGTAGCATCAGAGAAGAAACCAAGAGAACATAGAGTCTATCCTACTAGAGTAGATTGGATTAAACTTAAAAAAGTGATGGACTTACCAGAGTATGATGATATAGCATATACATTTAATATACAAACTGGATTAACTGACGTATGGGATGATATTAATTTCTATGATCGTAAGGTTAAGAAGTTTCATAGTACACAGAAACCTATTCCATTAGTTGAGAGAATCATTAAGACTTCAAGTAATAAGGGACAGAGTGTACTTGATATATTTGGAGGATCAGGAAGTACAGGTGTGGCATGTCAAATGCACAATAGAGAATTTATTGGATGTGAGATTGATAAAAACTATTATAATCAGTCTCATCAAAGGATCATTTCTACTGAGCCAGTTGAAGAAGTGTCACAAGATAGGTTTAATCCATTGCTGGATGCACTATAATAAGCACATGGGAAAACAAACGAGGTTCTAAACTACTAAGACATCAGGTAACTTAAATCCTGTAAATCTTAGACATGATGTTTAGGTAAAATACAAAAACAGTCCTCCGTTTTGTTTTCTCTCACCAATTACCCCCTTTTTTAAATGGCAACTCGCTCAAGAATCGGATTACAACTTGCTGATGGTGCTATTTTATCTGTGTATCATCACTGGGATGGATACCCACAGTGGTTAGGTGTTACTCTTAAGGCAAAGTTTAACACAAGAGAGAAGGTTGCTGAGTTGATTGATGGTGGAGACATTTCATGCTGTGATTCAGATACTGATTGGGACAGAAATGATGTTCCTAATCATGTTCAGTATTACAATGCAAGAGGAGAGAACACAGAACCACGTTTAGACTTAAATGTGGATGATTATTTTGATGGTGGTGAAGAGTATGCTTACATCTTTACATTAGACCATACATGGGAGTGCTATGCACTAACTCAAGAGAGAGATGATGACTGGAAGGTAATACAGACTAATGCAGTTCCAGCAGAAATCCCATCTGAAGTGCCAGCAGAATAACTGGCACATCCGTCCTTGAAGTAAGACGTAAAACTGCTATACTATAGAAGTTGAGAGATATGTGGTTCTACTGCCCGAACATCGCAAGGATCTATGGTTGTCTCTGTTCAGCAGGGAAATTACGTCCTTTAAGTCGTCAGTAGGGGTTCAGGTGTAAGCGATTCCCAGTAGGTAAATTTGGTCTCTTGGGTGAAACCCATTGTGCAGACCCACTCTCTCAACTGCTCTAACCTCCTTGTAGTTTCAGGGTTAGGGGCGATAGGAAACTACATTGTGGGTCAGGTGTGACGCAAGGCAGGGGTGAGCAACGCACTATATTCACAACGTGAATGAAATGTGGTCAACGATCTCTTTAAGTCGAACCTCTTGTACCAACTGCGGTTTTGAAGTCGCACCCCACACCCTTTATAAACGACACTATTATTATCATGTCACCTAATTTTGCACAGTTCCTACTTGACACTACCAACAATGGAAATGAGATCCTAGCAGTTCTTGAGGACATTGTAGAGGTAACAGAGACAGGAGGAACAGACCTGTAGGACAATTAAATAACTGGTACAAACCCCCTTCATTGGGGGTTTTTTCATGCTATACTATAAGAGTAAACAACACAGGAGCATTTCAATGACTGCAACACCAGTTCAGACAACAGTTGAAGAAAGAGTTCTTGAGTGGACTGAGCAACTATGTGATTCACTTGCTGAGAACTACAAGCAGTATCACTTACGCTCAATGAAGCAGATGAACGCTCAAAGTGCTTCAGAATATACACGTAAAGAGATTGAAGCAACAGAGAATGGAACTGCCAATCTTATGAAATTTGTTATAAAGAATGGTAGAAAGTATTATAAGATTATGCAACATGACTTTGACACCTTCAGAGATAGAAATGAGTATAGAGAAGGAGGTGTTCATGCCTTTGTTGATAAGAAAACAGGTGAAGTTTACAAACCAGCATCATACAATTCACCAGCAAAGCATGTAAGATATGATATGAGAATTATCAATCAGCGTGAGCAATTACACAATCCATTCTTTACAGGATGGTCTGGTGGTTATCTTTACATGAGATAACCAATTCTCAAACTGGCCTAGGGGGGAACACAATCCCCCTTAAATCGGTTATAATACTAAAGTAATCAACAAAGGAACCCACTATGTTCAGTTTAAATGAGTTTATTGATTATGTCTGGTCATTCTATGGTGAGCATGATGACACCCTGTATCCCATTGCTGGATTAACCAAGAAGGACATCTATGATGCCTATGTAATTTACCTTGATAGAATTGAGCAAGGTGATTATGAGTATTCACATTATTCATGGGGTGATGGAGATTCAGTTGATAGAGAGCAT